GGCTGCTGCGGGGGCTGCTGCGGGGGCTGCTGCGGGCCACCCCCCAATGGACTTTGCAGTTGCCCCTGAGGTTGCGCCTGCGGGACGGGCGGTTGTGCACCGCCAATCCCGAGCTTGCTCAACAAGCCACCAAGCCCGGTCGGCTGCTGCGGCGGACCACCAAGCCCGTACATTTGCAACAGCGTATTACCCGCTGGCGCATTGGATTGGTTCTGTAGTTTTTGTTGCAGCATCGCCATAATCGCCGGGTCAACCGTCTGTGCGAAGCCGCCTCCTACCGAGCCTAAAAGATTGCCGATACCACCGCCGAATCCTGCCATGTCACAACAACGACCCCACTGCTTTTGCTCCTGTGCCGAGAAGGTTACCTATCCCCAGGTTCGTTTGATTGGCGAGCTGCTGGTTGCCGATCGCGGCACTGGATTCTGTACCATATTGGCCGGTTGCCGCCTGTGTCGCGGAAGAGCCTGCCCCGAGGTAAGAAAGGTAGTCCTGGATTTGCTGTTGCGTGATACCCGTCGCCGTGCTGAGACCGCTTTGCGCGTTTGTGGCCGCCGAGCCAAGCAAACCTTCCGCCGTACTAGCGGCGGTACTCTCAAGCCCGACCTGTTGCTGGTTCCAGGTGTTGTTGAAATTCTGATTTTGCTGTGCCGCGAGCCCCGCGCCGTAGGGTGATCCCGCCATCCCCTGCTGGGAGAGTGTCGCATTGGTCTGATCTTGCTGCTGCTGATACTGCTGCGCGTAAAGGTTCGGGTTGAAGGCCGCGGCGTTCAGCGCCGTCTGCACCTGGGGGAGCAGGCTGGACGCGGTGCTCATGATTTGCGAGCCGGTACTCGAAGCCTGCGGTTGGAGGGCGCTAAGGCTTTGCGTACTCCCGAGCGCACTACTCTGCGCCTGATCCAGCGATGCAGTCGGGAGTTGATAGGCCGTGGTAGGCTGACTCGGCAGACTTGCACCGGTGCTCATTGGAACATCCTTTGCAAAACTAGTCCTGCGGGGGCAAACTCCAGCCGCTTTAAAAGCAGCTCCACCCGGGGATCGAACGCCGCATTGGTCTCAAAACGAAAAGCTTTCACGTTCATCCCCTCCAGCGCACTCAGGAGTCGCTTCACCATCCTATACCCGCGCAGCCCTTTACGCCACTCCGGCGCCAGGTAAACCGTGTCAGAAAAGCAATAGAGTGCGTCGTAGTGCATCGGCCGAGTTAAAAGACAAAGGACGAAGCCGATAATATGCGGAGCACGCGCCGTCCATACCTTCAGGATGTCCGAGCGCTCGTACTCGAAATACCGTCGCCAGTCCGGGTCAAGCTCGAGCCCCTCGGCGGTCGGTCCAAGTTCAGCAAAGTAGCGCTTGAACAGCGGCGCCAGTTCGGGAAGGACGAGTGACCATTGCTCCCACTGATAGAGCGTGCCTTCAGGCGACGCGGGGGCCGACAGTTGCGTCTTGTTTGGATGGCTCACTGCGGGTCGCATCTTGGTTGACATGCCCCCCCTTTGGCTTACGGCTGGCGTCATCGACCGGCGGCGAGTGAGTCTTCAGACCAGCGAGCAGTCCTTTGCCATGTTCTTTGTGCTTTGCCATCATGCCCTCACTTGATCTGTTCAATATAGCTGCCGTTGAGTGTCATTGTGCCGGAAGTCTCCGCCGTGCCTTCAATGAGCACCGTAATTGCCGAGGTATCGGTTACGGTCCACGCACCTTGCGCGGATGCCACGTTGGTTGTGCCGGTGGCGGCGTGCGCTTCAGCAGTCTGCGCGGAAGCGCCGGTCTTGTAAACGTAGAAGTCGCTCTGCCAAGTATTGCCTGACCCGGTGACAATCAGCGCCAATGTTGACCCGCCAAACGAGTAGGTCAGGGTTTTGGCGTTCGCATCGGCCGAGTTGACGCCCCAGCAATGGATATGAATGCCCTGCCCGCCGCTTGCAAGGAGGCCGCCGGGAAGCGTGTAGGTCGCGAGGGGCTGGATGGTCGTCAACGTGGTCGCGGGCGTGCCGGGGGTTGAGCCGAGCAGGCCATCCACACCGGAGTTGATACCCAGGATGAGCTGGTTGAGCGTCGCCTGGATCTGACTCGGGTCCTGCGGCCCGGCGCTCAGCGGCAGATTGGCGGCGAAAGTTGGAGCTGAAAAGCCCGATAATGCGACGGCAATCAATAATTTGATGAGACGATTCATAAGGAAGCCCTTTGTTTGGTTCAAGATTTATACCCTGCTCTAGTTCACTAAGCAAGGAGTCAGTATTTGATCTCGCACTGTGCAGCCATTGTCGGCTGCACAGTGGGGAGCGGTGTGCCGGAGCCGCCGGAGGTGACGTTGGGAGATATCGTGCCCACAAGAGGGAGATTATATCCGACGCCGACGCCGGCTGAGTTTTGCCAAATAATTGTATACTCACCGCTGGAGTCGAAACTATGCCGGCCACCGTTAGTGCCGGAGGCAAGGAGCGAAAACGTCGTCGATGCGGGAAGACTGAAATTTGCCAGGTTGGCTTGCTGCACAACACTGCTTTGCACCCCTACCACCTCGCCGACACTATCCGCGCCGGTCAGCCTCCCCGTCGTTCCCTCCACGCTCGCCAAAACGCGCCCCTGCAAATCGGGGACATTGAACGTCGTCAAGCCATCCCCGGCTCCATAAGTCGTACCGATAGCGACGAACAGGTTGGCATAGGTCGTCCGACTCACCGCGGACCCGTCGCACGCTAAGAATCCCGGGTCGATACTCGTGGCCGCAGTCCAGGCATACTGCCCCGGTAAGATGAGGCTGCCCGAAGTTAGCGCCGACAGGCTTGCGATGTCGCTGTTCGCCCCGTTGTGCGCCGCGTATGTATTGACACAGCTTATAAGAGCGGCGAAGTTCGCGTTGACCTGTGTGCCGTCCGCCGTTACGCCGTTGATGAACGTAAAAGGCACGCTCGCGCAAATTGTCGCTGCCCCGACGACACTTGAATAAAACCAAAACAGGGCTGCTAAAAAAAGTCTCATCCTACTTCCTTCTGCATATAGCCCAGCACGCGCCGGCGAATGAAAATGTCGCCGATCTGGAAGCCGTTGCCGCAGACGAACGCCACGTTCACCGCCAGCCGGTTATACACGACCGGTGCGTTAAAGCTAATAGGCCTCGGGTAAACCCCCGATTGCGCGCCTCCCCACAATGCATCCCCCCACCTGAAACTTCCCCAAAGCGTAGCCACCGCTGCGAAAGCGTAGAAAACCGTGTTCAAGACCGACCCGTTCTCGTCGAGCGCCGAAACCTGGATACCTGTAACCGAAGCTACGGATGTAGTCTTCACCTGCATCTCCGCGATCTCAGACATGGCCATTTGCTCATTGTCCCGAACTACAGTTGTCTGAAACACCGCTAGCATGGGTGCGCCGTTCTCGGTCGAACTAGTCGTCGAGTCCGGTACTACTTTACTTAAAAACAATTGAGCAGGCACGCCGACCGGCGCCACGACGAACTCCGACCCGTAAACGCCAATCATGCCGGCCGGGAGCGTATGCGGACCTGACCACACCTTGCGAACAATATCATACCAATATTCTTGATAAGGCGTACCCGCAACGCGCGAGTTCTGCACACTAATGCGATAAACTTGTGCGTTGCAAGCGGCCGAGACACGCGAGTAAGCAACCGGCGTCAGGAAGGGTACCACGACCCCCGCACCGCCACTGCCGATAGGGTCGCTTACGGCCCCGTTGAAGTCGATGATGCGTATGCCGTCCGCGGCGAGGAAAGCCACGCCGACAGGGGTCGCCGCAATCGACCGCGGCGCCAGCGTGCCGACAGCGGAGTTGAGCGTGTTGATTGCGATACTACTCGCGGCGTAGTCGCCCGTGACCTGATAGATGTTACTGTTGCCTTTGAAGACAAGAAGCGCCTGGATGATGCCACCAAGTTGGTTATTAAGCGGCAGGCCGACACCCGCGGTAAGAGGCTTGTTGTCATAGAATGTCAAAGCTTGGCCGGCGTTCGAGCAATTTAGCGGGTTGAGAGAGTCGGACATAATGACCGAAGGCTGCCCGGTCGGCGGGTTGATACCGTAGAATGCACGGCCGTTGAACTGGCAAACCCATGCAGGGACAACCGTGAAGGATATATGGGTGCCGCTGGTAAGGTTGCCCGCAGCCCACACGGGCGCCGCGGGATTGGAAATGTTAAACCACCCGATGTAGTCCGTCACCCCGCTGAAGCCGGGGTGTGTGACAACGACATAGGTCCCGACAATGTCCATCGTCGGCGGCGTCCATTCTCCCGTCGTCCCTTGTGTCGCCGGCACGTTGCTCGACGTGACGCCGGTCAAGGCGACGAAAGCCGAGGCCGCGAGGTTATAGACGAAGGGCTGGTCGTAGCCGGCTGTCGCGCCGCTGGCGACCAGCCCGTAGACATACGAGCCCACGATCTTGAAGACCGAAATTACGCCCGGCGTCGTGAACCCGGCGAAGGCCGTCGCCAATAGCGAAGCCGGGCGGCAGGTCCATATGTTCTGTGTAGAAGGGTCCGGGATGAGATTTTGCAGAACGGCACAACCGCCGGGGTTCGTGTCGGTCTCATCGAGCGAGTCGCACAAGCCGGCGGGGGAGAAGCGAAGCGGCTGAGTTTTGGCGAGGGACACGTCTCACCACCCCACAAGCTTCGTGTTTTTCAGCCGGTCAAAGTTCTTACCGAACCTACGGCGATCCAACTCGACGGTCTTCACAACTTGCCGGTCGTCCTTCATCTTCAGGTAGGCGTCGAGGTCCGCGAGCGCCGCTTGCATGGTTGCGCCGTAGCGATCGTCGTTCGTCAGCTCCATAAGCGACGCGGTAAGCCGGAGCTTCAGGTAGGTCTGGTTCGGGAACCACGGGATCGCCGCGCTGGTCTCCGGCGTCGGGATGTCAGGCATTTGACGTTGGTAGCGCGCTGTCACCACGTAAGAGCCGCCGGCCGGAGGCCACACGTACATGAGTGGCGCATCGCCGTTTGCAATGGGGGAATTATCCACCGCATAATTTTCGGGGTAAGCGGCAAGACCCGCTTGCTGTACGCACGAGTCAAACTCGGCGAGAGTGAAGGGGATCATAACGTATTGAACCCCTTGGATGGAGTAATATACATCGTTGAGATTTGCGCGCAGCCAGTCGGCGGGTAAAACATAGGGGCCGGAATTCTGCCCGGCTATTGAGTTGAAGGTAAAATTGGCCACCCCGCGCGTGACGGCGAAGTCATAATCTTGGCACAAGTCGGCCAAGATCATGTTCAAAAACTGGCCCGCCTGCACCGTGAAGCCAGGGCATTTGGCGATCTGTGTCGCAAGGGTAATGATTTGCTGCGTTTGTAGCATTAGCCCCCCGCGACGATCTTCTCCAGTTCAGCAATCTCTTCCTCGAGATGCTCAATATCTTCGCGGCCCCGCTTCATGGCTATTTCTAAATTATCGAGATCGATCTTCTGCTTTTGCCGGTCAGCGACGATCTGCGCAGTAGGCTTATAGTCGGTCCTGCGACCGCTCGCTGTGTGCATCTCTCGCGCCGTCTGGTCCGTCATCTCGTAAGTGTGGCGGACTTCAACGATGCGCTCGGCGGCGCGCTTCTGCCCCTTCCTCAGCCGGGTGAGGTCAAGTTTTGCCTGCGGCAACCGGATGGCAGCCTTTTGCCGGCTGGACGCTCTGAACACCTTGTCGAGCGCCGCGTCAAGTTCGACCGGTGGGCAGTCAAAAGGGACGAAGCATTGGAAGACGACGTTGCGGTCCTCGCCAATTTGGTGCGAGACTGAAATGCCGATAGCAGGCATAGTGCCGGCGTTCACCTCGGATGTAGTCTTCTCGGGGGGTAGATCGACCATACGTGCCTCTGACCTGTCTGACATAAAACTCTCAAAACCTCGCGGGCGCACCCGTGGTGCCGGTTGCCGCACCTGTACGCGCGGATAAGTTATACCGCGCCCGATTACGCCTGTAAAAATTGGCATCCGGGTCGCCGTGAACCTCATCATCATGACGAAACGAAGCGGCCTCACAGTCTTTGATCACATCATAGACGGACTTCGGCACGTGATAAACTTCCCCGTGGAAGTAGGAACGGCCGTCGAGCAAAATACGGTCGGCGTAGAGCGCAAGATTGATGCGAACTTCCCGCATCTCTTCCACGAGACTTGGATACCGGGTTTTCTCGAGCCGGTCCATTTCCTGCTTGAGGAATTCTTCTTCAGCGTCGACTTTCAGTTTAGCCATAAGCCGGACTTCGGCCGTTTGCTTCAGAGCAGCGATTTCGGTGGCAGTCAAGACGGACAAGTCAATATCCCGAGTGCGCACATGCCCCGGGGGAATCTTCGGTTTCTCAAGTAGCTTGTTCTTGGCCATGGATCATGTATCCCAGGAAGTAGCGGCGGCGGCGATAGAGTAGTGAGAGATCAGGATCGGCCACCCGTACGCATCAACAGCGATGACGTCCCCCGGCTCAATCTTGAGCACCCCGCGACGGGGAATGTAGAGCTGCCCCTGCCCGAAGGCACCCGGCCATATACGCGGGGTGCCGGGCGGCACGACCGCGGCAAGTTTGTCATCCAAGATACTCGCCTGCAACGCGGCAGTATCCGCGGGGTTCATTCCGCTGCGCAGGAAAACCAGCCCGCTAAGGCTGGTCGTCAGCTTTGTTCCAACCGGGAGAAGCGCCATTGCTTACTCCCTACCCGAAGGTGCCGGAGAAGGCCGAAGTTGACTCGATCCTGCCGAAAAACAACTGGTTCAACAAAATTGTGCCGTACATAACCTTCCAGCCTACCACGCGCAACATGTTGAGCACGTCCGACTTGTCAGCATCTTTCAGAAACGTATATTTGATGTCGTCGAGCATTATTTGCCCGTAAGCGCCGCGCCCGAAAACAAGGGTCGGGTAGACGGTGACACCGGCTGCCGGTGCAGCCGGCGGTACTTGCGAGGCACCAATACCTGTCAGGATGACAGTTTGCCCGCCCGCGAGCTGCGTCGCCTGCCCTTGCAAGGGGCCGGTCGTAGGACCAGCCGCGGTCGTCGCCAAGTTGTCGGGCGAGGTTGTAGTGCCGATGTAGACATTGAAGGTGAAGCCTGTCGGGGTCGAGGGCAAGGTGATCGCGATTGAGCCGTTCGGGCCGGCGACGCTCGTTGCGGCCGAGACTTGCGTGATCCAACTTTCATACTGGTTTTGCGTGTCAGACGCGGTAACGATCGTATAATAGGTGGCGTTGGTCGCCAGTGCCCCGGCACTCCCCGCGACACCTTGAATCAGCGCGTTGCCGGTCCAGAACGGGACCATGTTTGACTCGCAGAACCGAATGCCGCCAAGCTCGCCAATTTCAGCATTGTATAGCTTGTTGATATCGCTGTAAGAAGAAGCCGTGACAAATGTCGAATTCTCCCTCACGTCTTGCACGACGAAGGGATGAACAATAGCGGTGTAGTGAGGAAGTCCTCGGGGGTCGGCCGAAGCCTTGGAGCCGCCGGACTCGGCCGCGATCTTTTCGTTTGTCTGTTCGTCGCCCATGTACCTCGGCGCGCCGAGATTGGATAACTGCGCGTAAAGGCGATTGATCTCGTGGAGGTTGAGCACATCCCCGGCAACGAGGTTAGCACGGGCGCCGCGGGAGTTGACGTAGTTGATCTGTGTCCCGCCCATGAGGTTATTATATGTGTTGCGGTCTAAAGTTTCCGCCACGGCAAGCGCGCAAAGCTCTTTGGCGATACTGAACATAGGGTGCTTGATCGTCATCTCCGCTATATCCGAGATGGTGATTTTGTCACCCCACTGAAGCACGGTCGCCGTGACCATCGTAACGGACATTTCCTGACCGGCCGGCGGGACACCTTCTGAAAGTGGCGCGTAAGGCAGCGGTACGCGGTTCCACCGAGCGGCTTGGTAAACGACGCCGCGTCCTTTGGGGAGAGTCAAGGGGTCGCCGAACTGGAACGCTACTAAGCGCCGTCTGGCGAGAGGGAGCGTTTTCTGTGCAATATAGGATTCGACATCGGCTTGAAATGCGCCCGAACTGTTAACCGGCATTGTAGTTTACTCCTAAGCCGGCACCCTACGCCGACATTCTAAATTTCGACTCCATCGAGCCTGCGCTCGAGATCGTCGAGCGAATTTCCCCGGCCCGCTCGACCACGCGGCGCCGCATGATCACTTCGCCCGTCGCCTGCCTGCGTCCGTTGGCTCGCCACCTTCTTCCGGCCGGCGGCCTGTTGCGTCTTGATGTTCTTGGCGTTGTCCAAAACCTTTTGGCCAAGAACAAACTTCAGCACCGTCTCTCGCGAAAAGTCCCGACCCGCGCGCCTCTCGACGGCCAACAGGTCTTCAACTTCCTTCCCATACCGTTTGAAGCGCGGGTCATAGGACCCTTTCGCCTCGTATGCCGCTCTGTCGGCCTTATCCGCGGCCTCAAAGCGGTACATATTGATCTGACGCTCTTGAGCCTTCTGGGCTTTTCCAAGCTTGTAATCCAACCGCTCTTCTGCGCCCATGAGCGACAGTCTCGCGGCCTCTTGATCAGGTGTCTCTTCTTGCATCCGCGCCTGGTGTTGCTGGCGCTCCGTGCGAAGTTCCTGAATTTCTCGTTCTAACCGATCGACTTTCTCAGCAGCGGATTTAGCGGTTTCGCGCGCTTTCAGAACTGCGGAAGTCGCGCGGCTCCGTCGAGGTGGCTCTTCGCCACTTTCGTCTTCGGCCGTTAACCCTTCATCGGTTTCGGTGTCTTCGTCTTCTTGCCCACCGGCTTCGCGCCCGCTTTCGTCGTCGAGCTGTCCGGCATCTTCGCCTTCATCGCCATCTTCGATTTGGATGTCATCCGGTTCTTCATCAGGGTCTCGCGGTCCAATTGTCACTGCATTTTCTCCGGTGGTTTACGGCCACTAGGCGGGCGCCGATTACGTCGGCGGGACGGGGGCCACTTACGGCGGCCAATCGACAGGTGTCTAATTTACCGTAGAATAAAGGTATAAGTCAAGCTACCCCGTGCTCCAGGTGATCAAGCCTATGCTCGAATGCTCTAAGTCGTTCGTCTTGCCGAGCAAACTCAACCAGAATGTCAGTTTGCTTGCGCATCTCCGATTCCACAAACGAAAGTCGCCGCGCTTGCGCCGACAAATCTGCCCTCGTCGATACAAATGCCCCGATCCCCCCGGCCAAAAACCCGAAGAGCGTAATCATTTGCCCGAGGTTTACGGATAAGTCGAAAGTCATTTGCATACCACTTTAAAGGTTCCTACGACCCAATCCCCATTGACCGGGTAGGCCCCGCGAACAGCCGGCAAATGGCACGCCCTCGCCTCGACTTTGATCTGCTTTGCTACCGCCGGATGCCCCGGAGTGGCGAAAACAAACCACGCGACGACCAACGCGGAACTCAAGGGCCGGTTCCCCCCGTCAACGAAGCCGTGCACGCCGCAAGCGATGCGGTGCCGCCCAGCGCATCGCAGAGGCCCGATGACGCGAGACATACGGTTTGGGAATCCTTGACTGCCGCCTGGCTGGTTGCAACCAAGGATGCGATCTGCGATTCGACGGCCGAGACACTGGCAACGGAGCAGGTGAAGCTGAGGGTAACCGATTTGATATTGGCCGCGGCTTGGGTTGCGGCCGGCGTCGAGAGAGCGGCCGAAACCGAGTTAATTCCCGACGTGACTTCGGCGCACGCCGCGAGGCCCGCACCTGTCAGAGCAAACATGGCGAGAATAAAAAGCGTGGAGGGTTTCATTTTGCTTAGCCTTTCCAATTGGTTGACGGCCACAAATCCGCGATGTTTGCATCGGGAGCCTGGCCGGTCAGGACCGCCCCGAACACCGGCCCGAGGAATTCGACCACTTCGTCAGCGAGTTCAAGATCATTTATAACCACCGCCTCCGGGGGAAGGAACAGACCGGCAATTTGTAGAATGATCATCACCGCGGATTCCCCGTTGCCAACACGCTGCTGGATCGGTTCCGACGACCACATATTTAGAAGACCATCCCAATTGAATGATTTTGCACCCGCCAGAATTTTTGTGATTGTCGGTGCATCAGTTTGGATAGCGGCGAGATCAGATGCAAAACTCATTTCGGCACGACCTCGTAATCATTCGAGGAAACAATGTTTTTTTCTGCCGTCGTGGCCGCAATTAGGGGCGTTGTGACGATTATGGCCCCGGTCGCGGCAACGGCCCGGGCCTGGGCTTTGTGACTTGCGGTCCATGTGCCGTACCACCCTAGCACAATCGCGGCCAGGGGCGCTACGCCAACAGTGATTTCCTGGACACCGTTAACAATATGGCCGAGCGATGTTTGAATTGTCGCAGCGTTATCTGTTGAAATGATGCCCCACCCCGCAGCGGCGGTTGCCGCGCCCGCTATGAAAGTTCCCACGTACCGGCTGATTGCAGCCACTTGCGCTGTTGTAATCACTAGCGTTTCCTTTCAGGTGCTTCCGCGGCGGCCTCAATGAAACGGAATTGGCGGGATCTGCATCAGCTCCCGCAGCAGCCACGCGAGCGTAGCGACCACGCCCGCGACAAATACGCCGGCAATCAAGATCCACTTCAACATCGTGGTGTACCGCTCATGTTGTGGATAATATAGTCAAGTTCCGTCATCCTCCCGACAGTGTCGAGAAACATACGCCGGCGCCGGCGCTTCGTCTCAACTCTAAGTCTAATTTCGGCACCGACCCCCCACACCAACGCGAACGGGAGGCCGGCCACACAAACGACGACGGCGAGTAATTCGAGGATAACCCGCGGGGCGCTGCGCATCAACTTTTCGCCCCCGGCGCTCGCAAGAAGAACTTGGTTGGCGTTTTACCACCTTTACCGCTGGCATACCGGAAATGAGGAACTGGCGCTTGGTTGTCGGCCACAACCATTTCGTCCTTACCCATAGCCTCGAGAACCAGGAATATGTGGTCTGTACCGTGGTTTATCACCCCCCCGCAGGTGCTTCCGACGTCGCCCTTTTCTTGCCTCCCGCAAGCGACCCGCATCCATCCTCGCCGCTCAAGAAGGACCCCGAGCGACAAGGCCAAGTAGGTGTCCGCCACATCGATGCCTGCGGCCTGGAGAAGGCACGAAAGCGTAATGGCACAGCCGTCCGTAGGATATCGCTCCCCGTCAAACCTTAAGAGCTTCTGCGCCGCTGCATGCTGGGCGGCAAGAAGCTCCTCAGGATTCGCCGCCGAAGCGACCAGGCCTTCGACGAATTGCTTATCGGCCATTCTGCCTTCTCCTATAGCTTGAGCATTATATCCATGAGCTGAATGCCCGGCCACGCGGACGCCGCTTCCGAGTATATCGCCCCGCAGAAGCTAAGAAATTCGTCTTTGTCAGTGATTGTCACCCCCTCGGCCCCGAGCCAAGTGGCCTCGGTCACGGTGAGTTTCCCCGGGGTTCCTGAAACTGTCACATTTGACCCTGCTACTTTAACGAGCGTGCTCATCTCGGCATTCCTGTGTGGAGTTGGTCTTGGTGCATCGCACCGGGGGGTTGTTGCGCGTTCCTTACTTGCCCCGGCTGCGCACCGGGCTTAGGTTGTCCACCCCCCGGCCCCGGCCGGGGCTGGGGCTGCATAGCCTGTTGGTGCTCCATCTGCTGCTGTTGCTGCATTTGCATGTGGGCGGCAAGATGAACCTTTATAACCCCATGCGGGTCTCCCGTCATCTGCATTGCCTGCATGTGCGCCTGCATGTGTTTTTGAATGTCGTCCATCGCGTGCACCGGCACAAGCATACCTTGTCCGAGCAGCTGGTTCTCAGTCTGCGGATCGACACTCTGCTCCATCCGCATATCCCTAAACGTCAACGGCGCCAGACGCGGGCCGAACATGTTCTCGATCATCTGGGCGAGCACCGGGCCAAGGTCAAGCACGTAACCTTTATACATCTGCGGCGGGACACCGCGAAGCACGTTGATCCCGGCAATCTGTTGTTGCATGTGCTGCGCGTTGCGCGCGGCCTCCACCCCGTACCAGCGGAATTGGTAGGCCCGCCCCATGCTGACCGGCTCAATTTCCTGCATATTGGCGCGTAACCCCGTTTCACCATACTCGCGCACGAGCAAAGGCTTATCCCGATATTGGTGGTCAAGCTCCAGCATAAACCCGAGCATCGGCGAAAGGATTTCTTCCTCGATCACCGTCACGGCGTCCGCGGTCGTCAAAATATCAACTTGCTGCTCGTTGGCAATCTCCGCTTGCGAAGGCTTCTTTTTTGCTCCCTGGGCATTAGTAATCTGCGCGGGGTTAACCGAGAGCGTTTGAAAAATCATCGCCTGCGCGGTGGCGACGATCTCGAGCGCGTCCTTCCACAACGCGGGAAATTGCGCGAACTTCGTATCGCCGGGGCTTGTCTCCCATATGGCGGCGAGTGTCATTATCATACTGCCGACATTCGGGTTCTTCTCGGGGTCAGTAAGCACAATGGGCATCAGCGCATACGCCGCGCTGTCCATACCCTCGTTCGCCGCGTCGTTCGCCTGGTACTGGAGATCAGCTACGCCGAGCCGGATCTTGCTTTGACCTTTGAACGCGCCCTCAACTTTTTCGACCGGCGCGGAGATAATATCAATTCGATCTGACCAATACGGATTGCGTTTACACCCGAGTATTTTGTCTTGCCCTCCGAAATATACTAAACAAAGTCGTCGTTCGCCATCGAGCGTAAGCATTGTCCAAGTTCGGTACACAAGAGCATACTTACCGCGCCCGTCTCCTTTAATTCCTGCGGCATCCACCATCTCCTTCGGTTTGTCGATCGGTTTTGAGCGCCCCTCTTTACGCATCTCGTCAACCATCGCCTCGCCGGCTTTTTTCTCAATATGCTTTTCTTTGATCATCTTTTTGAGCTTGGCAGTGGTCCATCGGCAAAGGGTTGTGACCGAACCCCCCTCATGCAGAGCTTCCTCAAGACTATTTGACGTAGCCGGCAACACGAGAAGATCGCTATCGGCGATGACCAATACCCCCGGCCCCGAGTCCTTGATTACCTCTTCTTCGATATCCTCAATCTCGTCCTCTTCCTCCCCGGTACTAAGAGCAAGCCCCTCAATCTCCGGCGCCCGCTTAACCCGGTGAACCACATGGCGCGTGCGTGACTGCCATGTAACCTGCACCGTGTACTGCCCTTCGATATCACCATTCTTCATCAACGCGGGAGCGACCTGCGTGCGCAGCTTTGCGCGCCGGACATAGTGCTCAAGCAGCGCCATCTCGGCCTGGGGAAGGTCTCCGTTCTCTGTTGTCACTTCAACATAGCGACCCGACTGCGGGAACATCTGGTTGACGAACCGCGTCTTGCGCGCGTTTACCGCGTTCAAGATTATGGGAATGAAAATTTTTGAGTTGCCCTGATAGAACTGCTTGTCACCAAGCACACAATTATAACAATCCCAATAGTCTAAATTGCCGTCGGAACGATCGGCCTGCTCGTCGAAGCCCTTCTCAATATCCTTATAGAGGTCGAGCAGAGCATCACGGATATCTTCCTTGCCCGACAACTCTTCGTCGCGGTCAAGGTTTGTATTTTTGTCCCGCTCCCCGGCGCCGGGATCGAAACGAATTTTCTTGGCTGCCTTTGCACTCATTTCTTGCCAGATCCAACAGGCGCTTTTGCCGCATCGAGATCTTTCATCAGCTTTTCTACTTTGCGGTCTGGAGTGTCGCCCCGGCGGCGGTCTGCGCGGTCTGGAGTGTCGCGTTTTCAGCCTGGAGTGTCGCAATCTGCGCCGTCAACGCCGTATTGATTCCGGCAATAAGGGTCGGCAGTGCAAGGCCCCCTGCCCCCGCCTGCTCCGGCGTCATCGCCTGGCTATAGGACAGCATAGGATCACCGAAAACATCGGTTCCGGGAACCGCCACGATTACGTGATAATCCGGCGCTTGCGTACTACCTGGAGGCTGGCCGCGATAGAGAAATTCGTAGACATAGGCATTGGACGGAAAGGTCATGATGGAGTTTCCAAAGTTGGATATTACGCGATTGCAGTGACGTTGGTGCCGGCGATTTTCCAGGCCGTGCCGTTGTCGGTGACAAGGCCGCCGGTGCCGGCGCCGGTGCCTTCTTGCAGGCCGACGCCGTTGAACATCCGGCAATTGCTGGCGAAGACCATGCGGCCTGCGGTTCCGGCCGCCGGCAGCGTCGTGACGGTGTAGGAAGGAAGATAGTACGACCGGTCGGACCCGATCGCCGTCGCTCCGCCGATAGCGATGGCGCCGTTCAACACCGTCTTCGTGACGGAGGAATTTCCAATCACAACCTCGTTGCTGGCGGTGACTTGTGCGCCGTTACCGATGGCTGTGGAGTTGGTTACGCCGTCAATGCTGGAATTTGCACCATAACCAAGGAATGTACTGTAGGACATGGTTTGGAGAGAAACGGAATTGTTGTAGCCGGCATACATTCCATTGGCGGTGTTGTTACCGCCTGTCGTGTTGGAAAAGAGCGCCCACAATCCATTGGCGACGTTGTTACCGCCTGTCGTGTTGGAATAGAGCGCCTGATATCCATTGGCGGTGTTGTTACTGCCTGTCGTGTTGGAAAAGAGCGCCCACAATCCATTGGCGGCGTTGTTGCCGCCTGTCGTGTTGAAATAGAGCGCCTGATATCCATTGGCGGTGTTGCTACCGCCTGTCGTGTTGGAAAAGAGCGCCTGAAATCCACTGGCGACGTTGTTACTGCCAGTTGTGTTGGAAACGAGCGCCTGAATTCCATTGGCGACGTTGGCACCGCCTGTCGTGTTGGAAAAGAGCGCAACCACTCCATTGGCGGTGTTGGCACCGCCTGTCGTGTTGGAATAGAGCGCCTGATATCCATTGGCGGTGTTGTTACTGCCTGTCGTGTTGGAATAGAGCGCCTGATATCCATTGGCGGTGTTGGATACTATGCTCCCCCCGCCTAATCCGACGGTAAGGCTATGAATGGTGGCATCGCCGGTGATAGCGATGCCGCCGGATATGATCGGCGCTGTCAGGGTCGTGAAGTTACCAGCCGCCGGCGTCGTACCACCGATCACTGTACTATTGATCGTGCCGCCGGAGATCACTGTACTATTGATCGTGCCGCCGGAGATCGCTGTACTATTGATCGTGCCGCCGGAGATCACCAGCTTGGTCCCGACAACTGCAAGCTGCGCGTTTATCGCGTTTACGAGCTGGTTGAGGGCATTGACGAGATCCTCGGCAGGGGCCTGCGAAAAAAGTGCAATTGGAATGCTCATCAAAGCCCCGTGTTGGTGCGCGTTTTCACCCTCGCGCGGAAATATAGCGACGCCCGTCCGGCGCCGTCTGCCAATTTATATTATTTTCATTTTGAACGCCAGCCCCCCGCAACATAGCGGCGAACGCTTCGACTCCGGTCATAAGGACAGCGTAGGAATTCTCCTCGGGCTCCGAAGCGTCCACGAGCCGGGAGAACCCCCCCGCCAATGCGCGCAGCGTCCATGTTGCCCGGTTTGAGACCCTTACGGTGGCCATCCCGTGCACCCGGGCGCGAAGCATCCTACGCAATTCCTCCCGGCCTTGCAAGGGGGCGCCGCCGCGCGACAGGTCTACGGGGATGCGCTTGGCCGCCGGCCGCAGCCCTATCAGATCATAGAGACCCCAATGACTTTGCGGTGCAACACAGCGGAGTGTTTCACGTGAAACACGCGGGTCAGGGAGCTTACCATCCCCGACCCGCCGGAAGGGGGTCTCGACAGAGGCCTCTTGTATAATGTCGGCAAGCTCGGCGCCGGGGTCGCCTTCATGCAGCCAGTCGGCGAGAATCAAGAGCTGGCCATAGGAGAGCTGGCAAAGGACAGCCGTCGTCACTTTGCCGTCTGAGTTGACCGCCAGCCATAGAGGAGCCTTGGCGGGCCGCAGATCCTCGGCCATGTGCTCGACATTAAACTCTTCGTAGACCGGCACCCCGAGCTTCATCTTCAGAGCATAGGCTAAAGCGTTCGGTGCGTCTATATCCCCCGAAGGGAAGCCGAGCAGTTGCGCCCGCAACTCCGGTAGATCGCGCGCAAACTCAACCTCCCCGGCTCGGAAGTAGGGTTGAAGCCCGCGGATGAAGTCAAGCTTACCTCGTGGCGCATGTAGTGCTCGCATAGGCAGGACTTGCCCGCGTGCCTTCTGCTGCGCGCGGATAGGCTGCATGAGCCACTCGTTAAGGCCGGTTTCCTCAACGCCGATGGCAACAGGGTGATATTCCTCTTCGACCGCAAATATATCGTCAATAATCTCGCCGGGCATCAGCTTCTTGGCAAAAGCATCCCATATAACGAGCTTGCGGCCTACCCACGACCATACAACCTTGCCGGTCGTCGCGCTCTTTTTATTGGTCGTGCGGGCCGGGTCATACATCGCGTAGACCGCATGCCACGACCTAAGCTGAGGAACAACGCGTATCATCTCAGGGGTGAACACCTGCGTCGCCGGGTTGGTTGCCTGACAAAGATATTCCTGCACATAAATATCCGGCTTACCGAGATCATTTAGTTCTTCTCGTTTCTTCTCTACCCACTCGACCGAGTAACGCGAAGCCCATGTCGAGACAATACGCCCTGTACTATCTTTATGTATGACCGGATAGGTTTTCGAATACCACGACGCCGCTTTTGCAAGCGTGGGGGCGAGCGCCTCGGGGTGCAAGGGGGTCGCCCCCATGCGCTTGCGACCCCCCGGATCCATCGCCGGGACCACGGTAGACCCGTACCAAGTGCGGGTCTTGTCGCGCGCCTCGGGGGTCGCTACCGACACGTCATCCTCGAGGTCGTCCATAAACAACCAATCAGGCCGGTGCTCGAGATGCTTAACCCCGCGGAGGGACTGCCCCCGGCCGTAAGCTTGCAACATGACGCCGTTGGACAACGTGACCTTGGCTTCAGTCCATATAGCTCCGGGGCCGATCTCAAAGAGCAATTGCAGGACCTCATTAGTCTCTATCTCATGCTTGATGGCGCGCAGGCGCTCGACAGCGCGCTGCTCACTCTCCCCCAGGATCAGAGCATTGTGGATGTGCTGGAAGCAGGCTTCGAGGGCGGTAGCCTCTTCCCCGATGGTTGACTTGGCACTGTCGCGGAAGGCCAGCGTGAGCACGTTGGGCCGGGTGCTGTGCCAGTCTTTAATAATCTCATGGTGAAAGGGGGGAGTCGGATGGGAGTGCCGGTGACCGAAGCACACCGCATGGGCGAGCACGTGGTCCTGGCCGATGGCCAAGAGAATCTCCGCGCGATCTGCTTTAGAAAATGACGGGGCCACCATGACCTGGGAACCCCGTCAGTCCGAGAGGGAGGTGCAATACAGAGGATCGTACCTCCGGGAGGGGGGGAGGTGCAATACAAAGGATCGCAATCGGAATATGGAGTAAGCGGGCGAGGGTGTCAAGCGCCGGTTTTCAAAAAGTGCG